CGACCCAGTCCAAATTAATGACAGAAAAACCCAAGCGCACCAAAGCCATACGAGGGGCAATCGAACCAAGGCTTCACAGCCCATATCTCAAGGGTAAATCTAAAGTTGATGATGTTATTGAACTAGCTGAGATGATTAAAATGCCTTTACTGCCTTGGCAGAAGTTTGTCCTTACAGATATGTTGCGAGTGGACTCAAAAGGTATGTGGATTCGTAAAACTAACCTTTTGTTAGTTGCGAGACAGAATGGCAAGACTCATTTGACCAGAATGGTCATTTTGGCTCATTTACTCAAATGGGATAGCAAGAACATCATTATTGCTTCATCTAATAGAGCAATGGCCTTAGATACCTTTAGGCAAGTGGCTCAAGTGTTAGAAGGCAACCTTCAGCTGATGGAATTAGTAAAAGCGATCAGATATGCCAATGGCACTGAATCGATTGAAATGAAAGATGGTCGTAGACTTGATGTCGTAGCCGCAACTCGCGATGGTTCGCGTGGTCGAACCGCAGATGCGCTATTTCTTGATGAAGTCCGAGAATGGACTGAAGAGGCTTATAGAGCTGCAATGCCGGTAACTAGAGCTCGGCCTAATGCTCATACATTCTTGACATCTAATGCTGGAGATGCTTACAGCACAGTTTTAAATGATCTAAGAGAACGAGCGCAAGATTATCCGCCTAAGTCTTTTGGTTATTATGAATACTCAGCTCCCCAATATTGCAAGATCAACGATAAGTCTGCTTGGGCGTTAGCAAACCCAGCTTTAGGCCACATGGTTACTTTGGAAGCTCTTGAAGAATCAGTTGCTACCAGTCCTATTGAAAATACAAGAACCGAATTGCTTTGCCAATGGATTGACAGCCTTTCAAGTCCTTGGCCTCATGGAATACTTGAAGAGACATCAGATAGCACCTTAGAGATCCCACCAGGGGCTTATACGGTCTTTGCGTTCGATGTCAGTCCATCAAGGCGCAACGCTTCACTAGTTGCTGGTCAATTATTGCCAGATGGTCGAATCGGCGTAGGAATTCTGCAAACTTGGTCAAGTCAAGTAGCAGTTGATGATTTGAAAATTGCTGTGGACATAAAAGGTTGGTCTGATATTTATCGGCCACGATTAGTTTGTTATGACAAATATGCCACTCAATCAATTGCCGATCGATTAAAGCAATCTGGTGTAATGGTTGAAGATGTTAGCGGTCAGCAGTTCTATCAAGCCTGTGGAGATCTTTTAACTGGTTTAGTGACTCATAAGGTAGTTCATAACGGACAAACAGAGTTTATTCAGCAAATGAACAACTGTGCAGCTAAAGTCAATGATTCAGCTTGGAGAATCATCAAACGCAAATCAGCTGGTGATATCTCAGCCCCAATCGGTTTAGCAATGGTGGTCTCCAAGTTAATGTTGCCAGCACCAAAACCCCAAATTGTTATTTGACAAATACTAGAAATTTGTCTAGGTTGTGCTATCATTTAGGCTATGGGTATATTTTCGCGAGCAGAATCAAAGCCAAATAAGCCGTCTGTCGAAGCGCAGTATGCCCCTCAAGTTTTAGCAAATAACTATATTTACAGTTATGCGCCAACGATTGATAGAGCTTCAGCTCTTGAAATCCCTTCAGTAGTTCGCGCACGCAATTTAATCTGCGGGACTATTGCTTCAATGCCCCTAGAGTTGTATCGCAAATCAACTGGCGAAGAAATCGGCAAGCCAGTTTGGTTGGATCAACCAGCAATCAATCAACCGCGTGCTGTGACGATCGCTTACACAGTTGATTCATTATTATTTTATGGCTGGGCTGTATGGCTCATTAAATCTCGTTATCAGGAAGATGGCCGTCCAGCATCTTACGAATGGATTCCCAATTCTCGTGTAACTCCACAATATTCTGCGGATTACCAACATCTTGTTGATGGTTATTTAATTGATGGTATTTTTTATTCAAATGATGATGTTGTTACATTTCAATCGTTAAACGATGGAATCTTAACTACTGGTGCTCGCGTATTGCGTGGCGCACTTGATCTTGAAATTGCATCTACTTTAGCTGCAGCAACTCCAATGCCTACTGGTTATATTAAAAATACCGGTGCTGATCTTGATCCTAAAGAAGTTCAAGGATTATTAGCTGCTTGGAAGTCTGCCCGCCTTAATCGTTCAACTGCTTATTTAACATCTACACTGGAATACAACGTCGCGCAATTCTCCCCTAAGGATATGCTCTACAATGAAGCCAAGCAAGATTATGCTACACAGATTGCTCGCCTTTGCAATGTTGATGCTTTTTATCTTTCTGCAGATGCCAATAATTCAATGACTTATTCAAACTTGCTTGATTCTCGCAAGCAGTTTGTATCTCTATCATTACAGCCATTTATCACAGCTATTGAAGATCGCTTATCAATGAACGATGTCACTGCTAATGGAAATGAAGTCCGTTTTGATCTTGATGCTTCATTCTTGCGTGCTAATCCAATGGACGAACTATTGGTTATTGAGAAACTTTTATCTCTTGGTCTTATCGATCAAAATCAAGCAATGGAAATGACAGATCTAACCCCTAATGGAAATAATGGTATGAACTAATGGAAAACATTCTTACCTTCTCGGCTGATCTCACAGCAGATGCGGCTCGCAGAACAATCTCTGGCAAGATAGTGCCAATCGGAACAGGCGAGATCGGCAACACTTCTGCTGGTGCAGTTGTTTTCGAGTCTGGTGCTATTCAACTTCCAGAAAATGCTTCAAGCATTAAATTATTAAACCAGCACAACAGCAAAGAGCCTCTTGGTAAAGCAACAATGTTTAACGAAGTACCAGGCGAAGGTATCTACGCCTCTTTTAAGATTTCTAATTCAACTCGTGGAACTGATGCACTTATCCTCGCAAGCGAAGGCTTACAAGGTGGTCTTTCAGTAGGCGTTGAAGTAATTAAAGCAAAGAATAAGTCAGGCGTGATGTATGTATCCGCTGCCCGACTATTCGAAGTATCTTTGGTAACTGAACCGGCATTTAAGTCGGCACAGGTTATCGATGTCGCGGCATCTGACGAAGCACCTGCTGAAGTAGATGTTATTGAAGAAACCAAACCAACAGAAAGCGAGCCAGTCGTGGAATCAACTCCAGACACTGTAGCAGCTCCAGAAGTTGAGGCATCGGCTGTAGAAGCTGCTCGCCCAACTGTAGCGGTTACAAATGTACGACCACGCCTAAAGACACTTACTTCAGGTGAGTATCTAGAAGCAAACATCAAAGCAGCGATGGGTGACGACGCAGCTCGTCAGCTAGTTCTTGCTACAGATGACACAACAACAAATACAGGTTTAACTCTTGCACCACACATGAACGAGTTCGTAACAACTTCAATCGATGGTCGTCCATCTGTTGATGCGATCTCAAAGGGTGTATTGCCAGCATCAGGAATGTCTTTCACAATTCCTAAGCTATCAACTGCTCCAACAATCGATTCAGATTCAACCGAAGGCGAAGCTCTTGGTGGAACTGAAATGGCTTCAAGCTATCTAACAGTAAATGTTAAAAAGGCTGCTGGCTTGCAAACAATTTCTTGGGAGCTTTTAGATCGCAGCTTACCTGCTTTCTATGATGAACTAATCAAGGAATTGAATTACGCATACGCTAAGGCAACTGATAAGGCTGTTGTTGCAGCATTTATCGCTTCAGGTACACAGGCTTCTACACAAGCTGCAACTATCGCAGGCCTAAAGGCTTACATCTCAAAGGAAGTTCCAGCAGCTTACGCAGCAGCAGGAAAGTTCGCCCGTAACTTGGTTATTAACACAGCATGGTGGGAAACAATCATGGCTGCTGATGACACAACTAACCGCCCTCTATTCATGGCTTCAAACCCACAGAATAACCCAGGCAACATTTCTGGTCAGTCAATTGTTGGCGATGTTCTAGGACTAAACACATTTGTTGATCCTCACATGGCTATCACAACCTTGATCGACGATTCAGCATTCATTGTTGCTCCAGAAGCCTTTACATTCTACGAAGCACCAAAGACAACCCTTCAAGTTCAAGCTTTGGCTAACGGACAGCTACAAGTTGCTGTTTATGGATACTACGCAATCGCCCCTAAGGTCGGTGGCGGAGTTCGTCGCTTTAACCTAACTTAATAGTTAGTAGTTACTAAGTCGCTGAGAGGGGGCATAGCCCTTGCCCCCTCTTGGTCTTTAGAAAGGAATCGGAATGTCACTGTGCACAGTAGCTGAACTCAAGAGTGTTCTTGGCGTTGGTTCGCTATATCCAGATGCGACAATCCAGGAAGTGTGCGACGCGTCAGACGCAGTCCTGCTTCCAATGCTTTGGGCTAACACAGATTTTCCAGTAGCTCATGGCAATACTGGCACTACTGGCACTTTATATTTTGAATTACCTGTAAATTATTATGTTGGCCAATCAGTAACTATTGCTAATTGTGGCACTAAATACAATGGCACTAAAACTATTACTGCTGCAACTGATTATTCTTTTTCAGTAACAACCAGTCACACTTCAGACAATCCCCGTCACACAATCATGCCTTATGGCATTGTTACAAGTGAATCTTATATCGACTGGACAGCAGATGCAGCCGTTCAAAATGCCGCTTTGATGATAGCTGTAGAAATCTGGCAAGCGAGAACTGCAACCCTTTCGGGCAGCAACTCAGTCGATTTCCAGCCCTCACCTTACCGAATGAGCGCACAGCTTCTCGCTAAGGTCAGAGGATTGATCGCACACGCGCTAGACCCTCGCTCAATGGTGGGCTAATGCCATCATCAGTAACAACACTCCGAACTACGCTAGCCACCGCGTTAGTTGATAACTCACTTTGGCAGACTTTTGCATTTCCACCTTCAGTAGTTCTTGCCAATTCAGTTATCGTAAGCCCGGACGATCCGTATCTTGCGCCAAGCAATAACTCGCGCAATACAGTCAGCGCATTGGCTAATTTCAAGATTGTTATTACTGTGCCTTTATTCGATAACGAAGGCAATTTAAACGGCATTGAAACTAATGTAGTTCGAGTGTTTAATTTACTCGCTGCTAGTTCTTTGACCTATAATGTAGGCAGTGTATCTGCCCCAAGTGTTCTCAACGCTGCATCAGGTGATCTGCTCAGCTGCGAGATGTCCGTATCAATCCTAACAAGTTGGAGTTAATATGTCAGACCTAACACCAGAGGATCTAGCCTTCTTGAAGAAGATTGGTCAGATCACCGAAACAGCACCAAAGCCAGTAACTACTAAGAAGGAAGAAGAATAATCATGGCAATTTTTCTAAATAACAAAGTTGGTTTTAAGGTTGCCACTATCAATCTTTCAGACCACGTCACAGCATTTACACTTTCACGTCAGGCAGATCAA